TAATTTTCGTTTTTGATTAATTTGACTTTGAATCAGTGATTTATTTATATTTGAGAAAAAACCACGAACTGGAGAAAAATCTATCTCTGGGCTCTGACCTCCTCTTCCTAATTCGTTTAGTGATTTTTTCGTTTTTACATTATTGTTCTTTTTTATATTAGTTCTTTGTTCTGTTGACGAATCAAGCTTTAGATTAGGAGTTCTTCTTTTGTATGCTCCAAACTGACCAGACATATTATCTTGTAAATTTTCATTTCCCGTTTGATTGCCAGAGTTATTGTTTAAATCTGTGCTAGTGTTTTCTTGTTTTACTTCACGTGGAATTTCATTAGGTCTAGGAAAGTTATATGTGTTTTTTAATTCATCATCAACTTTCTTTTTATCTTCATCTGATAAACGCATATAACGACCAGAAAGTTTCATTTCATGTCCAAACAATGCATTAGCCATAGTATCTCTAAATTTTACTTCCAAATGTCTTCTGCTTGCAGCTCCTAAACTATTCCAAGTTTCTTGATTCCATTGTATGTCTTCAAAACCAAAAGCTGCTAAAGATTCTCTTAAATAAGTACGAGCTAATGATTCATGATAATCTTTGTTTTGGGTAAAATAATAATTTTGAAGTCTGTCAGGAGTAACCTCAATAGTCTCGTTTGCTTGTGTAAATTCAGCTGTCAAATCTGTGTTAGGATTATATTTAACTCTATACTCATATTTACTGAAAGCACTTCCATCTTTCTCATATGATGTAAAATCTGGTTCTTCTAAATAACTAGTAATAGCACCAAATCTTTTGTATTGATTATTTAATTGAGACATTACTCTTCCCATAGTACTATTATAATTTAAATTATTAGAATTTTCGTTATAATACTCACTTAAATTATTCCAAGCGTCTACTTGAGCTTGTCCTGGTTGTGCTGTATATAATGCCTGAGCATAGCTATTAAAAGAGTCAAGAACTCCTCTTCTTTCAATAGCGCCTTGATATACATTGTCAGGACTACCATAAGGATTCATTCTTCCGCCTTTTGTATATAATAAATTAGACCTTTGTAAATAAGATAGTCCTAAGTTATCATTTCCTTCTGAAATAGCCTCTAATCCTTTTGCGTGATATCCAAAAGCAGTTTCTTCTCTTTGTATATCAAATCTTATTTGTTTGTCAGCTTGTTCTTTTTCATATCTTTGTCTATCTATATCTAGATTTTCTTGCCTAATTCTATCTGCTCTTGAAATATCTTGTTGCCTTCTTTCAGCAGCAGCTCTTCTTTCTTGTATTCTAGGAAGAGTTTGATTTAAAAACTTATCTAAAGCTGTTTCATCTGGAAGTCTTGGATATAAAGTTTTTCTAGCCATACATTCCTCCTCCTTGTTGGTTTGTATAATCTTTATAGAAGTCAAGCATAGCTTGATAAGGTTTTCCAATGAAACCTCTAAGTTCATTAAGCATTCTTTGCATGTCATTTGAATTTAATCCAGAAACTTGGCTCATAAAGTTCTGAACATCTTGTTCTGTTGCAAGCTTTGCTCCTCCAGTAGGGTCAAATCCTTGTAATTGTAAAGCTGTAGAAGCTGCTCCACCTAAGAAGTCAAATAATGTACCTTCTAACTGACCAGCTCTTGTACCTATCTGCTCTTGAACAGAAGTATATTGACTTTGAGTTTGTCTTTTTTGTTCTTCAAATTTATCTTGACCTGTTTCATATGCCAGCTCTCTTTTTCTTTGAGATGCTCCAGAGGCTCCAAAGCCACTTTTAGACTCTTGACCAGTAATATCATCCATAGTAACTCCTATTTGAGCTTGAAGGTTTGAAGTAGCCTGAGAAAATTTTTGTCCAACGTTAGACAATAAATTTTGTTCTAATTCTTTTAAACTCTGTTGAGCTTGATTAAATCCAGAAACATCAAAAGGTCTAAAGAATTGTCCATACTGAGTGTCTTGACCAAATCCATATAATGAACCTGGGTCTTGTAAAGCAGACATATCATATCCTGCTCCAGATAATAAATCTTGTAAGTTTGTATATTGTGTTGAATATGGATTTATCATACGCCCACACTCCCTGGAGTGCTTAAAATATTTGCAGGACTCATAACATCTCCTGTGTCAACAGGAGTTTCTGTATCTATCCCATCAAACAAAGGAGCGTCTCCTCCGAGACCTCTCATTAAATCTTTAAAATCGCTTTTCAGTCCAAGTAAAGTATCGTAACCCATATAAGCCTGAGCTCCAAAAGACACAGCATTAATAGTATTAGCTAAACTTTGAGAATCTCCTGCGTCTTGAATAAATTGATTTGTAGCTGCAATATCTCTATTTAAATCAATTTTTGCTTGATTGTAAAATAATCCTCTACCTAAATTAGATTCAATATACTTGTTATAAGAAGGAACACTTGATGCTCCAGCATAGTTTCCAACTGCTCCCATTGCAGTAGTAAGAAGTTTAGGCTGTCCCGTAGCTACTCCTAATGCAGTTAATGCTGTTCCGCCTAAAAAAGACCTAACAGACCTCTTTCTAGCCTTTTTTTTCATTTGTCTTTCTGCTTCTTCTACGGCAGTTTCATAGTCACTTCTTGCTGACTCTAATTCTCTTTTTTCTTCTGAAGCTGCCATTCCTAAAGATGCCTTATCTAGCTTTTCTGCTAATTTTTGACTAGCTTTAAATCTAGCTAGCATTTGTCCGAATGTTGCCATTATAATTTACCTTCCGTTAATTCTAAAAAATGTTCTACACTTCCAGCACCTTCTTCTGTGTTGTAGTGTTTTTTCCAATACTTTGCTAATTCTTCTTCGCCTTCTTTAATCGGTTCTGGTATACGCCAGTACTTAATTCTACAATGTAATATACCAGCGCTGATATTAGTACGAAGAATCCAATCCCAATCATCAATGTTAGCATCAATAAAAAAATAAGGGTCAATCCCAAGAATATCAGCAGATGCCTGAAGCAATTCAGGACGAGATGATATAAAGTTTTTACAATTGTCGACGGCTGTGCTGGGCTCCACTTGCCAAAAGCTTCTTGCAGGACCCTTACCAATTTGTTCGATATATTCGTACTTGCTTTCCACAAGCCCTGTAGCATATACGATATCCAACGCTTCTTTTTTTGCATACTTGTCTCCCATCTGGACACAAACATCCTTAATTAAACTTTTAATTTGTTTGTTATTTACGCCCATTGTTTCTCCTTTTAAAGTAAGTAGTAGTACTATGAGTATAGCTTTTATGTACCTCACCGCTATAAAATAGTAATTTTTTCTCTTCTATGTCAAGTGTTTTCTCTCTATAAATCATCATTATCTACTACTAGTTTAGGTGCATAGTATGTATTACCATCACCTTTTAAATACCAATCTATTCTAGCTTTTTCTGGTATGTCCAAAGTAACTGAACTATACTCAATTCTTTCTTGTCTTTCAAACTGCTGTATATGATGTACTTTCTTAATAGCTTTTATATCTCCGTCATATTGACTTTGTTCTTGCAAAAAGTTATTATACCACGTAAGTATTGTACCTTCTTTACAATGTTGCATTATTCTAGTAGGAAAAAATCTTTTATTTAACATATCACCAAACCCATCATAAAATACACCGTCATACTTTCTATCAGTAGGTATATCATCATACCAATCGCCTTTGACTGGTATTACATTAGGTTTATCTTTTGCCCACTCTACCAATGCATCATATATATTGTCATTGATTTCAATAATAGTATGTGATTCTATATCGTGTGCTTGTATTAAGTCAGCACTAATACCCATACCAAAACCAAATTCTAATATATGTCCACCATTAGCACATACAATATCTGCGTGTAATTGCATTATAGGAGTTTCCCAGTCAGACATTACATCCCAACCAGTAGCTTCATCTATAATACAATCTTCTTTAACTGTATAGTTTGCTGTTGCTGCGTAACCTTTCATCGTCCAGGACCTCCACCAGCAACGTGCTGTCCTCCTATAAGCTCAGACATAGCATATGGTGCTTGTTCTATACTAGCTATTTGAGATGCTGTTATATCTTGCTGAGTAGATTGAAATGCACTGTTAGTACCACCAATCTTCTCAAATGTATCTGCAGGTCCACCATCTGATGCAAAGGTCATACCTTCTCCACCAGTAGATAATCCTTTTAAACTTATGTTAGATGTTTGTTGCACAGCAGTAGCTTCTCCTACAGCTGAACCTGTACTAAACAACCCTACATTAGTGCTTCCTACCGTTACACCCATTATTTACCCTTTATACGATTAATTAATCTAATAAGATAGCCAATCATTATTCAGCATCTCTAATTGCTATATAGTCTGCTAATTCTGCATCTACTTCAACCACTTGTGCTTCAAGACTTGCTTTTCTTTCTTCTGCTTGTGATATAGCTTCATCTACTGGTTTTGTCTCAGTCCAATCCACTACTTCTACATCATTGCCTGAAGCATCTTGCATAGTTCTTGTATGCTTAATTTCTACCATTTTAGGTGAATCAACTGCTTCTTGTGTTTTTTCTGCGATTACTTTAGCCATTTAACTTCTCCTTAAGTTCGTTAATTTGTTTACTTTGTTCTTTTATTGCCTCTATTAATAGAGGTACAATCTTTTCGTATTTAACTGCTTTATATCCATTATCTCTTGTAGTAACTACCTCAGGTAAGACTTCTTCTATTTCTTGTGCTATAACTCCTACATCGTGACCTTCGTTACCGTGAACACTATTTCCATATTCGTCTTTACCATCTATCCAATCAAATTCTACACCATTAATCTTATTGATTTTATCAAGTGCATTATCTAATGGTTTTATATTTTCTTTTAATCTTTTGTCTGAGCTTGCAAAAGCTACTACATCATTAATAAATTCTGCTTTTCCTGTTGTGTCTGCTATAACTAAACTATTTTGTGTACCACTACCAAAAGTTCCACCACCGCTTGCTTTATAAGTTGATAATATCATACCAGTTCCATAAACATAACCACATCCAAAGCTTTCATTTGATACTGCACTACCTAATGCTACTATTGCTTTATCTCCATTGCCATCCCAACCATCAGGTCCTTTTACATAAGCATGGTCATTTAACACTTCAAAATTAAAACCATGCCCCGAAGGTGATGTGCCCCCAACCAAGACTTCTCCAGAGGTATGAACTCTCATTCTTTCAGTTCCACTAATACCACCTGTATAAAATCTTATAGGGTCTGAACCACTATATAAATCAAGTTCGTGTGAAGCTGCACCTATTTTCAGTCCACCGCTACCATTATCAAATATTCTTTGGTCATTAGCAAATTGTATCTTAACAGGTTGTTCTATAAATACTGTGCCGTCTGCAATATGCATTTGGTCTTCACCACCACAAGTAAATCCTATTTGATTAGCAGCCCTGCGATACATACCTGTATCTAAATCGCTTACTCCATTTCCATTAAAACTATAACTTGGCAATGATTCAGTTCCAGCAGAACCTTGAATTTGTCCCGCTGCATTACCTGTAATTAAAGAATGCCAAGCACTCCAAGTGCCACTATATCTACTTCTTACCGCTGGTCTTACACCATCATTATTTGCAAAATAATAAGGAATACCAAATTGTGTCATATTGCCATCACTATCATAACTTGCATATTCAAAACTAAATGGATGCATATAAGTGGTATTCGAAGAATTGACACATGAATCTGTTGGACCATTAGTAGCATCTTCTAATAATAAAGTATATCCATTGCCACTTCTTGCATTTTCACTGTAATTCCAGTCTGTTGTTCCGCCTGTTGTTTGAGCACCAAAACCGCCATATAATTGATGGTTTATATGTGTTGGTTTATAAATAGTAACAGTACTTCCAAATCTTGCTCTTGTATTAGCATCTCCTACAATATCCGTGTGAGAAGCTTGTATAGTTATTCTATCATCATTATTTGGTCCACGCCTTAAAGAAACATCAGTAGAATAATCATCTGATTGAAAGAAACCAGTTGCAGAATTATAAGTGTTTGCATTTAATGTAGCCCAACCATTACCAGTATTTAAGAAATTAAAGTCACTATTACCACTGCCTTTCATACGCAATTCACCCGAAACTTCCCCTAATGTGAATGCATTGCCAGAGCCACTTGTAATTCTTACGCTTGGTATTGTTGCTTTGCCACTAAAAGTTGCATCTCCTGTTGAGTCTGCTATTCTAAATCTTTCTGCTACACCGTTTTCATCAATAACTAAATCTCCAGCATTATTATATATATCATACTGGTTGGTTGTATTTTTAATATGTAAATAAGATGGATTACCTGAACCTGAACTTTCTATTTTAACATTAGCAGTATTATTTTTAACATGCAATTCAGTATCTGGACTGCCTGTCCCAATTCCTACGCGATTAGCACCACCATCTACAAATAACATATTAGAATCGCCATTTGATTCAACTCTAAAATCTAAATCTATTGAACCATCATTAAATATTACTCCAGTACTATTAAATCTCATTTTGTTTTGTCCACCTACATAATGAACAACATTATCAGAGCTTTCTTCAAAAATATATGTATTACCTTTTCCATCTAAATAAAATTTTTCTGCTGCATTCATAATAAGTGAACCATCAGAGTCTATTCTAAATTTTTGACTCATTGTTCCACCTTGTGAGGTGTGAAAGTCTAAATGACCTGCTCTACCTCCCTCACTACCATCTGTCAAATGCGTATCTATTTTTGCTACTGATGATGTTCCTGATTGGCTATGACCAAATATTAAAGAAGGTCCACTACCTGCACTTGTTGCTGTATTTCTAATTTCTATAGAAGGATTAGATGCATTACCAGTAAGTATATTACCATTTATGTCTACTCCTGCATCATCTATTCTTAATTTTTCACTTGTATTAACAGAACTACCACTTGTAACATTTGACGCTACTTCAAATGCCATATAAGCACCACCAGAACTATCAACATTTACTTCAATTCTACCTGAATTTCCGTCTTGGTCAGGTGTTTTGTTTCTATGGTTAAATGTTAAATTAGCATTACCACCACCGTCATTAATAGTCATTGCTACACTTCCACTACCTTGTCCAGCAATAATATCATTTGCTGCAACGATACTACCATTATCTCCTAAAGCATTAATATTAACACCTATTGCTCCATTTACAATCTTTAATCCTGCTTCGTTTAATTGAGCTCTTATTACATTGTCTGCATAAAAAGTTGTACTATCAGTAGTGCTTTCATTAAATCTCATAAATTCTGCACCACCAACAAAGAATCTTAACCTATCATTTTGGTCTTCTGAAATGTATGTATGGTCACTAGCACCAAAGTAAAGTCTTTTAGCTACTGGTATTGATACATCGTCTGCAAACACTCCTCTTAAACTTGCATTAGCAAATGTTAAAGCAGTTCCACTTTCAGTTCCAAGAGTAAGTGCATTAGTTGATACAAGGTTCATATCAGTTCCTGAATCATTTATTTCTCCATAAGGAAGAACTAAATGTCCAGCAGAAGTTGTTATATTTCCAGTTGCAGTAATTGTTGAAGATGTTGTCAATGCTCCAGTTACTGCTAATGTACTTCCATCAAAAGTAAGATTTCCTTCTCCACGTACTGTAGAACTATTAGTAGCAGTCATCACTCTGTTATTAGAGCCATTTTCTATATAAGCTATTCTTTTTGGAGTTCCCCAACTTGAAGCACTTTGTTCTGCTAAATAGTGATAAATATTTTGTGTGCTTTTGTCAAATGCTAAAGCATTAACATCTCCACCAGTACTATCTGAATAAGTATCTAATACTAATAAATCTTGATAATCACTTCCAGAACTACCAGTTAAACCCTCTAATGTAGCAAAGTATGCTCTTACTTGTTTTCTACCACTTGTTGTAATAGCATTAGGTTTAACATCTCTATCGTCAGTTGCTGGTAGATAATCTACAACTAAAGTTGCTGTACCACTTGTTGTGCCACCAGTTAAACCAGAAGTTGTTGCAGTAGTAATTCCAGTTATATCTCCACTATTAGAATTTGCATCCACATACGCTTTAACACTTTGTTGGGTAGGTATATGGTCAGCACTATCAGAAGCCATATCATCTTCATCTTTAGTTGGAAGCCTATCAATATCAAAAGCTCCACTTGTAATTTTACTTGCTGGTAAACTACCTACATAAGCAGCAGCTATTGCTGTTCCTTGCCAAGTACCAGTACTGATAGTTCCAACAGAAGTAATACTTGTTGAATTGTTTGAGTGAAAGATTTTATTACCATATCTACCTATACTATCAAAATTAGTTTCACTATCTCTACCAGTTCTAAAATATAATTCATCGCTGTAATGTGCATAAAGTTCTAAACTTCTTGTACTTCCACCTACTCCAGTAAAAGAAACCAATAAAGTACTATGTCCAGTTTCACTTACTTGATATAGTCCAGTTGCTTTTGCATTTTCTGTATCAGTTCCACCAGTTAAACTGCCAAGATTTTCTTTAAAAATTGTTGAAGGTATTCTTGCTGTATCAAATGTACCTGAAGTTATCTTGCTGGCTGCTAAATTTGCTATTCTATCTGCTGCTACTGTACCACTCGTAATTAAATCTCCACTATGATTGGTTAATGATATTGTTCCTGATGAAGTAATTGTTCCACCAGTTAAACCAGTACCAGTTGCAATGCTAGTAACTGTACCAGAATTGTTTGTAAAAGGTAAATCACTTACTGTACCTGCTCTTGCATTATCGCTATCAGAACCATCAAAAAATATAAAACCATCTGAACCCTGTACCTCAGATACAGCTGTTAATGCACTAAGAGCTATGTCTACTTTATCTGCACCAACTGACAATGTATCTGAACCTACTGCAAGTGTTACTGAACCTGAGCTTGTAATTGCAGAACCACCACCTGTTAGTCCGTTACCACCAGTAACTGTTATAGAGGTAACCGTACCAGCATTAGAAGTCCAGTTAGAATTATTATTAAAATAACTTAATTTAATTTCACTAGCTGCTTTTCTTGATTCTGTAGTTCCGTTTTGTAAAATAAATTCTGTTGAACCAGATATATCTCCAGTCATATCTGTTAATGTGCTAAAGTCTAATCCAAGTGTACCTGTTGAAGTTATTGAACCTCCAGTAATTCCATTTTCTGTAGCAATATTAGTAACTGTACCAGTTCCACCAATAGCATCTTCTAAATCTTCTATAGTAATTTTTTTATTAACACCTGCATCGTCATCATATACAAGCATTACATCACTAGCTGCAGTAAGTGCACCTTCTGCTATAGCATCAAAACCTGTTATATCTAAATTAATAACAGCACTAGAAGCAGTTAATCCTGAACCTGCAAACAATGTTGCTATATCATCTATAGATTCTTTTTTAGTTGGGTCTCCACTTGCACTTTCATCTGAAAAAGCAAGGAAGTCTCCACTTGCAAGAGTTGCTGCTGTTAATCCGTTAACATCTAATTCTAATGTTACTGCTGCTGATTCACTACCAGAATTAGCTACTGTTATACCACCAGCTCCTGAATCTGCTACTGTTGCAACATAGTTACCAGTAGTATGTGTTCCTAAGGTTATTAAGTCATTTAAAGAAGTTGCACCAGTACCACCTCTAGCTACACTAAGTGTACCAGATGTACCAGCTACTATAGGTAAACTAGTAGCGTCTGATAAATCAAATGCTGGTGTTGCATCTGAAGAACCTAAAGTTACACTAACTCCACCATAACTAACGCTATCAGAAGCAAGTTTTGCAATAGGTATTTGGTCGTTGTCTATTAAAAAATTATCAAAATCTAAATAATAGTTTCCGTGTTGTCCATCTAGTAAATCAGAATCTAGTCCACTTGTAGCTCCATCATTAGAAGTGTCAAAGAAACCTAAACCTCTAATATCTGAAGCTGTTTGGTCTGCTGTAGCGTTAGTTTCTATACCATCTAACTTAGAACCATCTGTAGCTAAATCTCTTCCATCTACAGTACCTGATACTGATATATTACCAGTAACATTTATAGCGTGTGAAAAGTCAAACTCTCCTGGGTTTTGGTCCCACAAAATTGTTGCATCAGTTGAAGCATCTACAGCATCTTGTATTGTAATACCTGCACCCTCTGCAGAACCTGAAGTGTCGCTTGAAGCATGATAATTTAATACAATGTTTTTATCTTCTACTTGTAAAGTAGCTGTATTTAAAGTTGTAGTATCACCTTGTACAGTTAAATCACCAGTAAGTGTAAGACTTGCACCTTGTGCCGTGCCTGT